CATTCATCAGCGGCGGGCTGTAGAAGCGTTTCTGCGGCGGCGTGTAGGTATTATCGTCGTTCCGACGCGCGGCGGTAAAACCTACATTGCTGGCGAGTGTATTCGCATATTTTGCGAAGAGCAACCTGCAGACCAGGTGTTGTTCTTGGTGGATAGTAAAACTTTATTTCAACAGGCAATAGACGATTTTCATCGCTATTTTGAACCTTATGGAGGTATAGAAATTGGTGAGATACGTGCTGGGTGTATTGATACCGAAAAGCGCGTAACCGTTGGCATGATACAAACCATTCAAGCGACACTGTCTAAACGTTGTACAGATACGCGTAAAAAGAACGGCCTAAAGAATTATTTGAAGTCCATTCGATTTTTGGTCGTTGATGAAATACACGATAACGCATCACCAACCAAGCTATCAATCTACAAAAAGTGCATACATCTTACACACCAGCTGAGCCTTTCGGCTACGCCGTATCGTGCAGAGGCGTTTGTAGAAAACTTGCGTTTGAGGGCTTGGAGTGGTGATGTTGTTTATCGTATAAAGGAAGAAACGCTCCGTGAACGCGGCGTATTAACAGAATACAAGGTGTTTTTGCTGGCCTTGGAACAGGACCCCCGTTCGGTATTAGCTTCGACATATGCAGCGTACCAAAAAGCGATGATATTTAACAACAAGATACGTGATAATATCGTTGTTTTGGTAGTTAAGATGTGTCGGAGGTGCGGGTTTAAGACCTTGTTGATGTTTCAATCTGTTGACCATGGACGTCACATTAGCGAACTCACAGGATGTACGTTTATTCATGGCGACACGGTTAACGAAGAGCGAGAACATGTTAAAGAGGAATTCTTGGCGCGTACTGATGGTGGTGTATTATTGGCGTCGAATATTTTCAAGAAAGGCGTTACGCTTCCTGAAGTCGAAGTGTTGTTTAACGTTGACGGAGGGCTTGAAAACGCCAATACTATCCAGAAAAAAGGGCGTGTTCTTGGCGCTACGGTCGATAAGACCCATTCAGCCATTATCGACTTTATTGACTTGGACGATTCTTACTTTGCCGAGCACTCTGCTACACGGTTAAATACCTACGTTAAGGCCGTCGGCGAGGGTAAGATTGGAATACTCGATACGGCGGTTGATGATTGGTTAAAAACTCTTGAACGATGGCTGACGATTTGGTTATCTGTAAACCGGCACTCTACCGATACGCCGTGAGGCTGTTGGTGGACGTGTTGTACCAGATGGGGTGCGATATGCGTCAGACATTCCGTGTGAACGATACCGACATCCACGCGTGGAATCACTTCATAGAGAAATATCCTTCTGCGACGGAAGACTTCACACGACGGTTTATTCTGTTCCAATTACAATGTCGTTACGGCGAACGACCAAGTGTAACACGTAAGGCGTTAAGTCGTACGCGATTGGCGTGGCTGGTTAGTAAGGCGGCCATAAAATCATGGGAAAAGGTCTATCCGACGTCGGCCGCGCGTTTTGTGGCTAAGGGGCTGAAAAGCCGTTTTGACGTCTCTACACTCAAGAGCGAGACCGAGTTACCAGCGTTATTAGTTAGGCTTATAGACCGCGAAGAAAAAGCCAAGGCGGCGTTTTATGGCGCCAATAAAGGGTTTGCGTGGTGTGTCGTGAATACGACGCTATACCACCACCGGAGTCCCTGGTGTACGACGTGTAAGTTCAAGGAACAGTGTAAGAAATTACTGGGTAAGAACTACCCGCTTGTGTACAAAATACGAGGATATGCTTAAAGATAGACTATCGTCCAACCTAATTACCGAACTGCTCTCGGCGGCTATCCGTAAACGTTCGGTGTTCGATATATTGAACCAATATCTGCGCTTTTCGTACCTCCAGGTTGAGGCTGAAAAGAAAGTGTGGAAAAAGATGACTGAACGCTATTCCAAAACCGGGCGTGTACCGACCATCGGCCAGTTACAACAGGCCTTTCTGGATGACGAGGGGGCGTTGGAGTTAATCGAGAATATACGCGACGTCGATGTTACGGACGAAGACATTCCGTCGTTGATAGCGTCGTTGGAAGCGTACATTCGCCAGATGAAATTCCTCGACGCTAATGACCGTATCGCCGATTCCTACAACATGGGCGATAAGGAAAAGGCATATAATATCCTCATCAAGGCAGCTGAGGAAATATCACATTTCACCATCCAGGACGCCAAGTACGACCGCGTGTTCAGCGACTTCAACCGTCGTCAGCTGGAACGGCGGAGCACCGACTGGAATTACCGCTTCAAAATCCCTACCTGTATTGACGAACTGGATTACAAGTTAGGCGGTTCGAACGGTGGCCCCGAAACAGGCGAGGCGTGGTTGTGGATGGGTATATCGGGTGCAGGTAAATCACAAGCGCTGGTTCACCTGGGTATCGCGGCTTCACGACAGGGGTATCGCGTGGTTCATTTCCAGCTGGAGGGTACGCGTGAACAAGCCATGGCCCGTTACGATTCGGCGTGGTTAGGTGGTATCTATCAGGATGTAAAGGTCGGTAATATTTCCGACACTAAACTGAAAATGGCACAACGCGTCGTGGCCAAGTTAGGTAAGACCGACATTATCGTCGTGGCGGTTGAAAGTTTCGGTGGCATGACCGTTACCCAGATGCGTCAAGAACTCCAAGACATAGAACGGGCCTACGGCAAGGTGGACATGATACTGTGGGACTACCTCGAATTGGCCGAGTTAGGTGACGGTCATAGCTATTCGATGAACGAGGAGCGCTTCCGTCAGATGAAACTGGCTCAGCAGGCCAAGATGCTGGCGATGGAGTTCAACGCCGTGGTTCACGTTGCTACCCAGGCTAACGGTATTCCGCCCGAACTCCTCAACGACCCCGACTTCGTCATCACGCGTTACAACCTGGCGGAGGCTAAAGGTAAGGTGAACCCGATGGACGGTTTCGTGACGATGAATTTCACGTCCGACGAGCGCAAGGAAGAAATCATGCGTTTGTACCTCGATAAGGCTCGTGAACACAAGGCCGGGGATATTATCCGTATTTGTAACAACATGACCTACTCGCGTTTCTACGACCGTAAGCGAACGCTGGAAATGCCGTGGGAGGATATCGTCGAAGAGCAGCACGCTACAAAAACGAAGCGCGGGCGGCGTAATACGTCGGTGGACGATGACGAATAAATGGGGCATAGACGTTCGTGAGTTGCTTGGTACGAACGGGCGATTTAATTCACGTCGCACGGAATATATCACCAAGTGCCCTTTTTGTGGGAAAGAATCCCATTTCTATGTTAATGTCAGCACCCTGCGCTTTTCGTGTAAGAAATGCTGGGAGGAGGGCGGCGTTTACAAGCTACTATCGCAGTTTGATAAGTTGTACCTGTTAGAGGGAGCCACTATCGAGGAACGCGAGGTAATACCCAAAATCCGCGATTTGGCTGCGTCTGCCACTGAAGACGTAAAACTGGGGCCACTGCCGCCACGGAAGATGCCTGTGGGCTACAAAGTGTGTTTGCACGACACTTATCTCGAACGCGACCGCGGTCTTACTCCAGCCGTTATGAAGCGATACGCCATTGGCCGTACTAAGTTGGTGCGGAGGTACGCCGATTATATCCTCATTCCGGTAACTACCGATGGCGTCGTCACGGCTTTCCAGGGCCGTTACGCTTCAAAGAAAGTACCGCCCGACGCCCTGCGCTGGCGTAACGATACCGGGGCCGACTTCGCCAAGATGCTGTATGGCTACGACGATATAAAGGTGCCCGGCGCGACGGTGATATTGGTTGAGGGCGTATTCGATAAAATAGCTGTGGATCGTCGGTTACGATTGGACGAGTGTGACGACGTCAAGTGCTGTGCCACGTTCGGCAAGAAAATAAGCGACTACCAACGCGCTATGCTCCAGAAAAAGGGTGTTCGCTCGGTGGTGTTGCTTTACGATTTTGACGCCATAAAAGAGATTAAAAAGTACGCGTTCGAATTGGACAAATATTTTTCTACAAATATAGTTTTCACGACCAAAAAGGACATTGACGAGTGTAATGAAGCTGAGACGTTGGAGGTTTTCAAACGTTTACAACGTCCTCGCGATTTTGCTTGGAATGTTATAGGAAAACTAAAAAGGTAACAATCATGAACACCAAGAAGAACCTGTCAGCAGCGGAGTATTTTCACGTTGTGCAACAGGAATATCTTATGGCGGAATTTCGACGCAAAATATACTTTTCCCCTAAAGACAAGCGGTATTATGAACGGTTGATGCAGTACAAGCGGGAGAAGATTGAAGATATCGGCATGCGCTATCGCTTATTGTCGATTTTCAATTCTGTAGATAAGGTAAACGCCATTCGCGCCGAACTGTTCGACCCACTGGGGCGGCCTATGTTCCATATGAGTGAACAGGATTGGAAGAATTACTATTCTGTAAATTCTGATTTCTCGTATCGAGGCGAGGTTTGGAAACTGGACGCTGTTAAGGGAGATGTTCTTACTTTATACAACGAACAGCAGGAAGTGTACGTTGACGACGTCTCCAAGGATGAAGTCATAAGAATTTTGTAAAATTTTAGCTAAAATTCTTTGTAGATTGAAATATTGTTACTAAATTTGCGCTGTAGTTGGTTGTTAACAGCCAACAATCGTAAAACAAATTGGCATGAAAGCGTCGGAAAAAGCCTACAAAGAATTAGAGTATTTAGCTGTTAAATACGCCAACAAGCTATACTCCTATGAAGAGTTGTCACTGGAACGTGACGACCTCTTGCAAGAATTTCGTTTGAAAATTTTCACTTCTATAAAAGCCTACGGGCGTCGTTGGCTGGCATATCGCCGCGGTGAGGCCCCTAAGCCAGTTCCCCTTAAATACTATGTCGAATGCGCTTGTTCTAACAAGGGTAATGATATTATGCGTGCTATTCGGAAGGAGAACTACAAACTACGCATCGACCAAACAGCGTATGATTATGGCGTGGAAGATACTGTACATGTAGATTCCGGAAAAGATAAATTCGTACTCAATGGCGTTGACGTTTTGGCTAATTTGACTGGTGTAAAGCGTGTTATATTTTCGATGCATGTACGCGGTCAAAGTAAGAAATTAATGGCGCGTATATTACGCACACCGTTTGCTGTGGCCGAGGGTTACGACCCTAACATGATGATTAACGATGCTAAAATGCTTGTTGATAAAATAATCGAAGACCAGAAGCAGTATTTGTTGAACAACCATCGTGCAGCGTTATATTATACACCAACGCGTTACGATTACTATCGTGTACAAGAAGATTGACCAAATTGTCTAACAAAAAAGTATAACAACATGGCAACTAAACTTTCCAAAGTGCAGGTCGAAAAGATGAATGACCTGAATCTCGGTTTCACGGCAAAAACCGAAGAACAAGCAAGAGAACAACTCCTGGAGTGGCTGGAAGCACATGGTCTTCCGGGCATGGAACAGGAAACGTTCGACAACCTCCTGGACATTGTCGGTTCGATGTCTTCCATTTCCAGCGACGAAGCTCAGGATGCTGTTCCTGATTCCGCCGAGGCCGAGGCTGATGAACTGGCCAAGGAGGCCGCTGAGGAAGAAGCTGAGGCTGATGACGACGAAGAGGCCCCCGCTCCCGCTGAGGCTGTAGAAGCTGAAGAGGAGAAGCCCGCCGCCAAAGAAAAGACCGCTCCGGCCAAGAAAAAAGCCGCTAAGGCAGCGAAGAAACCTGCGGCCAACAAGCGCGGTGTGCGCTTGGTTCCGCAGAAGAGTAAGGGAGACCTGGCCAAACTGCAGGAACTCCTTGGCGATTTGTTCCCGACGGACAAGTACGAGTATGTTCCGGTGTCGCGTGGTATTTCAATCAAGTACCGCGGTACAAACTCCAAACAGGTGGCGATTATGTTCGAGAACGTCTACCTCAAAGACGGCGAACCGTCGACTACTAACGTCGTTCTGAACGCATTCCGGAATCAAACGCTTCAGGACAAACTCACCGACGACGGTGTTCAGTTCGACCAAACGTGGAATGCGTTGCCGCTGTTCAAGAACATCGATTGGAACGAGGCTCTGGAACTCGTCGGTAACTACATGAGCGACATCCAACAGGTAGTGGCCAACACGGACAATCGACTTGGGCGTAACCGCGCTAAGATGGAGGAGGGGCTCAAGGCCAACGACAAGAAGCCGGCAAAGAAAGCCGCCGCTCCGGTCGCTAAGAAAGCCGCTCCTGCGCCCGCTGCGAAGAAAGCCGCCTCCAAGGCTGGAGCCAAGGCCGAGCCTACCGAGGACCCCAAGGCTAAGGCCCGCGCTGCGTTGCTGAAAGCGGCCGCAGCTAAGAAAGCTAAAGCCTCCAAGAAATAAACCCGGAAGGGAGGATACGAGATAGGTTACTAAATTACCCGCCCCGGTCGTCATGGCCGGGGTTTTTCACATTCCTCGTTCCAGCGTTATTAAGGCCAGATAAAACCGTATTAAGGATATGAAGCAAGAATCAATTTCCCAGACCGAAACGGGCATTAGCCGTTTTGAGTTTGACTATCGGCGGCGTGTGGTATTTACCGACCCGCGCGGTTCGTTCGCCGAGGTGTATCCGTATATCAACCGCACGATGATGACGACGCTCCCGCTTCAGGATTCTCGTGCTGGTAAGGTACGCGAACTGCTCGACGTCAAGACCATCATCAACAACCCGTATCGCCGCTGTGTAGGCGGTTACGCCCGCAACATCAACGTCTTCTTCCTGTTGGCTGAAGCTATGTGGATAGTTACGGGCCGCAAGGACGTCGAATTCCTGAAAATATTCAACGGCAAGATGGTCGATTTTTCCGATAATGGCGTTACGTTCCACGCCCCTTACGGCTGGCGTTTGCGTCACTGGGGTATTTCGTCCGAGGGCGAGTCGATGGACCCGGGCCTGGACCAGGTAAAGGAAGCCATTCGCCTGCTGAGCGCTGACCCGGAAACGCGTCAGGTTGTGATGTCGATTTGGAATCCTAAGTTTGACCTCGGCGTGAAATCGAAGGACTTGCCGTGTAACGACATGGTGATGCTGAAAATCCGCGATGGGAAACTCGTTACCACGGTCCAGAACCGTTCGAACGACCTCCACTGGGGCTTACCCACGAACATCTTCCAGTTCTCGTTCCTGACGGAGGTAATGTCCCTCTGCTTGGGGGTAGAGTTAGGCGTTCAGACTCACAATTCGCAGTCGCTCCATATCTACGAATGGAATAATATCGCCGAGCAGATGAGCGAACTTTTCGCGTCCAATAATACGCGCCGCAGTTTGTACTGCGAGGGAGCGATGTCGTACATGATGGACTTTAAGTTCGAATCGGAGGTTCCGGTAAACCGCTTGTGTGAAATAACGGCCTTTATGGAAGAGATGATAAATCGCTTGGCGATGCGACACGCAAAAGGCGATATCTTGGAAGATGAGGCCGGGTTCGAGAACTACGTGTTTGAGAAATCGACCTATTTCTGGGTAGTTTATCAGCTGTTGAAGGTGTACGTCTTCTACAAGCGCAATATTGGCGCCTACACGGATGACCGCGATACGTTGCTGAAGTCGTGCTATGCGCTGGTGGACCGTATTGCAGGGGCCGTATCCGTTGAAGAAAAGTGGGACTACCTGATGCTGGCTCGCAATTTCTTCGCGGCAAGGTTATCTAACGCAGAAACCTGTAAACTCCTGTAATATGACTGACTCGCTACGTCGGTGGGCGGAAGATAACTATCTGGCTATCGAAGAAAAGCGCGACGACGAATTGAACATAATCGCTATTGAGGGCGTGGGGGACTTCTTGTACCTCCACCCCGACGATAGCGGAAAGATAATCGACGAACGGTTCTCGTTCGCGGTAACGGCTGACGAATTCGACGCGCTGTACGATGGCGTGGTGAAATACATCCTCTTCGAGTTTGGCGGCAAGTTCTACTACTCGAATATCAAAAAGGACCACCTGCGGCTGGATAAAACCGTGGTTTTCCGTCCCGAATTCCGCGACTTCAAGTATCTCGGCACCAGTACGGCTGAAGAATTGGTTCCGTTCATTCACCTGGGGGTTCATAGCGAATACGAGTTCTTGAACGGTTCGTCAAACTGCGAAGAATGGGCTGCTAAGGCCAAATTCAACCGTATGACGGCTCTTGGTATTTGTGACCGTAATACGCTGGCTGGCACGCTCGCCTTTCAGACCGCTTGCTTGGGCAAGGGGTTGAAACCTATCATCGGCGAAACTGTTACCGTGGCTTGTAACTACGACCCGGCGGCTGACGTTCAGGAAACCTTTTCGCTGAAACTCTACGCCATGAATACCCAGGGATGGCGAAACCTGCTGCTGGTTAATAAGGCTATCAACGTCGATTATCAAGGATTCATACCCGCGGAAGAACTCTACAAGTTAGGCCGCGGCCTGGTATGTGTAATACCGCCTGATAGCGAATTAAACTATTTCAAGGGGGACGTCGAGCGTTGCAAGCGGTTATTGACGGCCTATCACGCCGCATTCGACCGTGTGTACTACCAGATTGATACGGTGGAGTACACATCCGAAACCCTATTCCGCGACCACTTGGAAAGTATTGATACCTACGTATGCCGCTGTCGTAAGATTAAACTCTACCGACAGACGCCGCCGCTCGTTATAAACGACTCGTATTACCTCGACGCCGAAGAGGCTCCGCTGAAGTCGCTTCTGAACAAGGTAGCAGGCGTGGTCAATGCCGAAAGTGCGACCCAGTATTTCAAAAACTCAAAAGAGACGATTCTGGCGTATGAAGAGTGGATGGATGTAGCCGCGCCCCTTTACGAAAAGATAATCGTTGGTATGACCAATTCCAGCACGTTGGCGGAGAGTATTGACTTTAAGATACCCACCGGAATACGTCACCTGCCGAAATACGAGTTTGTTAAAACTACGGTTGAAGATGCCTTTTTCGAGAAACTGGAAGCGGGCGTACAGGAGCGGCTGGTGGGTAAGGTTGATAACCTCGATCAGTATCTGGCGGAGTTGGAAAAGGAATGCGCCATCATCGTACCGAACGGGCTGTGTGACTACTTTATGATACTTTGGGACATCATGAACTGGTGTCGCGAGCAGGGTATCATGACTGGGTCAGGCCGTGGCTCGGTTTGCGGTTCGTTGATTGCGTATTGCCTGTACATCACGGACGTGGACCCGTTGAAATACAATCTCATGTTTGAGCGATTTTTGAACCAATCCCGCGTTACCGTTCCTAAGTATTGGGATTTGGAAATAGAGGGATATGGTAAATTTAGATTACCTGAAAATGTCAAGATTCCTCTTCGAAACGGTAAAGAAATAGACATAGACTGTGATTTATTAAATATAGACCTGGACATAGATATTGATAAATTACGGACTTTATGCAAGGCATAATTTACAAAACTACGAACCTCGTTAACGGTAAGATTTACATCGGCCAACACCACTGCAAAACAGACGAGTTTGATGGGTATTTGGGTAGCGGCGTATCCTTGACGAATGCTGTTAGGTATTACGGCCCTGAGAATTTCAAACGTGAAACGCTCCGCGTGTGTGATACCCAGCTACAACTCGACGCTTGGGAGATGCTTTACATCAAGAAGCTACGTTCTACTGAAAAGGGTATAGGATATAACATCCTACCGGGTACGGCTAACCAGTTTGGAAGCGGTTCGCCGATGTTGATTCCAGAGGTCGCTGTTAAGGTTTCAAGGTCGCTTAAAAAGACGTTCAAGAATCGTCCAGAGTTAATGAAGCGAATTCACCAAAAACGCCAAATTACTTTGGACAATACTGACTACAAGGAAAGAATTTCGAAGTCCTTGAAAGGCAGATATGTAGGCGAAAAGAATCCAAACTACGGCAACCGATGGACAGCCGAACAAAAAGTGAACTTGTCGGCTAAAATGAGAGGTCGTTATAATGGTGAAAATAACCCTAACTGGAATAACCGTTGGCCCGAGGAACGGCGCAGGGATTTTGGTAAGAAAATACGCGATAGATACGAGCACGGGTACACGAATCCCATGCAAGGCAAAGTTAGGATAACTAACGGCGAAATAAACACTACTATCCCAAAGGGCGCTCCGCTCCCTGATGGATTTTGGTATGGCATGAAACCAAGAAAGAAATGAAAATTCTAAAGATAGAAAAGGTTGAAATTGCCCGTCAGGACAGCATGCCGGACGTGGATTGCGACTTCCCGGTGGCGTTCCGTGATACGGTCAAGGAATACATGGCTCGCCGTTACGGCGTCAATCACGTATGCTCCGTTGGTACGTACACCCGCATGAAACTCAAGACATGTTTGAAGGATTTCGGCAAGGTCATGGGCGTACCGTTCGCGGTGATGAATAAACTCACCAAGGATATCGACGACCAAATCGAGTACACATGGGGCGACTTGTTTAACTACGCAGCTACGTCGCGTGAATTGTTCCGTTTTGTGCAGGATCATCCCGAGTTGGTCCATATGACGAAATACGCCCTTACGCAGTGCAAAACGTCGTCAATTCACCCCTCAGCGGTTATTATCGTACCGCAGGAGGACGAGGATGGAAACCCGATCGATTTGTTCGGGTGGATGCCTATGAAGAAGATGGGCGACGTGCTTGTATCAGAGTGGGAGGGAAAGTATGTTGACAAGTCCGGCTTCCTGAAGGAAGATATTCTGGGGCTTAACCAGCTGGATAAGTTCTCATCTATCATCAAACTTATCGCCAAGAACCGCCGGGAGCAAATCGACGTCAACACCATTCCGTTCAATGACGAAGAGGTGTACCGCTATTTCCAGCGTGGGTGGTGCGAGGACGTGTTCCAGTTTGGTGCTATGGGGCTGATGAACTACTGCCGCGAGGCTAAACCTCAAAGCCTGGACGACCTTATCGCTATGACGGCGTTGTTCCGGCCGGGTCCTATGGATGTAAAGGCGCACGAAACGTTCGTTGAAATTAAGAACGGCGCCAGGAAGCCTAAGTTCGACCCCGGTATGGAGGAAATCACGCGCGACACCTATTCGCTTTATACCTATCAGGAGCAGATAATGAAAGCGATGGTTGTCGGAGGATTAACCCCCGTTGAGTCAGATGAATGTCGTACTTACATCAAGAAGAAAAACCACGAAGCGCTGGCCCAGTTTAAGGGAAAGTTCGTAAATGGATATTCGGCGTTGATAGAATCACGAGGCGTTGAATCTAAACGCGCCGCGGCCCAGGCTTCTGAGGTTTGGGACAAGATGCTGGCATTTGCTTCGTATGGCTTCAATAAGTCGCACGCCGTGGCCTATACCATGATGTCGTACTGGTCGCAGTGGTTTAAGGTTAACTACCCGCTGGAGTTCTGGACGACGTCGCTTCAGTACGCCTCAAAGGAATCCGATATCCCGTATCGCTTGGTGGAGATGAAGAAGACAGGAGCCGAAATTGAGGTCCGTCCGCCGGATATCAATTTCTCAGGTGAAACCTTTACGTGCGACCCCAAGACGAACCGTATCTTCTTCTCGCTGGGTAAGGTCAAGGGAGTAGGCGAGCGGGCGTTAATGCTATTGAAAGCCATGAAAGACGAGCACGGCGAAGTGTTCTCGTTTGAGGACTTCATAACCTCCGCCCCGAAAGGCATAAACCGTACCGTGGTGCTGCGCCTTATTATGGCTGGAGCGTTCGACCTGGTAGAAGATATCCGGAACCCGCGTCAGCGTCTGGACATCGTCAAGCAGTATCTCGAACGCCGCGGCGAACCGCTTTCCGACGAATTCACTTCGCCTGATGCTCACACTAACGCCTGGTGGGTCTTCAAACAGCGTGAATTAACCGGGTACGGCGAGGTAGACTACGAACGTATGATGAACGAATACGGACTCGGAAAACGAATGGTCCGGCTGTACGTTACCGCCGCCGAGTTTGAGCGCAAACACGAAGGTGACGAGGTTTGCATCGTTGGCCGTGTGAATAACGTATTCGAACGCCAAACCAAGGGTGGCGATTCTTACGGCGTACTGCAAGTGGAGGTCAACGACCTCATCATCCAGATTACGTTGTGGCCCGACTTTTGGCTTCATCAGCCGGAAAACGAAGCTACGCTGTTGAACCGTATTGTGGCCGTTTCAGGGCGTGTGAATTATTTCGCTGGAAAGAAGACCGTACAGTCTTCACAATCTACAAGGTTAGAGATATTACAATAGTAGAACAAAATCGGTTATGCAAAAGGATGATTTAATCAAACTCTTCAGTCGTGACCACCTGGCGCGGTTGGATAACATCAAGCAGTGGTTGGAGTACGACCGCCACCAGCAGGAAAGCGTCTCACAACATTCATACAAGGTATCAGTCTTCACGATGTGCCTGCTGGACTATCTCTGGCCCGGAGGGGACGATAATAATACGGTGGCCGCGTTTAAGTATCAGACGCTGAAGATGGCGCTGATGCACGACTTCGACGAGGCTATTCTGCGTCGTGATATTACCCACGAACTGAAATACAACGCCTACAACGGGTCGGAACTGCGTAACGTTTTGGACGAGTTTGTCGCTCACCAGGTAGCGGACGAATTTGGTGACGATTCAGTAGTCTCCAAAACGCTTTCTAAGGATGCGCCGTATTACGACGTTGCTCACGCGATTGTAAAGGTTGCTGATTGGATGGCGTTGCTGTATTTCCTGAAGCGCGAACTGGCTATGGGGAACCGCTCGTGGCCCTTGAATTTGCTGCCGTACTGTAAGGAAAGCTACCGTAAGGCGGTTTCAACGTTACAAAGTACGTGTGTATCGGCGGATATTTGTGAGCAAGAACGCCTGATGTACGTATGGGTGGGAGCCATTAATGACTTACAAAACGATATTATTTAACATGGACAAGAAGACTCAAGACTCATTGATTGCGCAGGTGTCTTACGACATCGAGCGTATCTGCCAATCTGAACCTGAAGCCGCCCAGGCTCTGGCGATGACTATCAACCACATCGCCGGGACGTACTCCGATAAGTACGCCGACGGCGAAAAGGTTATCGACACCAAGAAGATGTTGTACGGTATGGACCACGGTGCGGCCATCAACATCTACCAGGTAACGCGCTATCTTCAGCGGTACATCACCGTGGGTCACAACAAGAGCCGTCTGATTCGCGACTTGGAAAAAGCCGTTCACTACCTCATTATCGAAATCACGCGTCGCGTGCGTTCGGGCGACGTAAGCCAACAAGAACCTAAAGAATGAAACGGAAACTGCTGATTGGAAAGAACGTCTACGAAATCGAATTTCAGGAATTCGAGGACGAAATCGACGTTGACGAATTGATGACCATCCACTACGAAAATCTGGTTGGTGAAATTATCACTTTCCCGGTTGTCGTAAACCGTCTCGGCCTGCTGCTGGCCGATGCCGAGCGAGCGCTGGCTGAAACGAAACTCAACTGCGAGATTATGGAAGCCAAGGTTCGCGAGGAGATACGCACCGCCCTCAACGACGAAGAGGACCGCAAGAAACCGGCAACCGTCGATGAGGTAAACACGGCCGTCTATCAAAGCCCTGTTTACAAGGCTATTAAAATCAAACTGTTCGAGGCCCAGAAGACGCGTGATTATGTCGCTTCGCTTTTGTTTTCCGCCAAGGATAAGTCGTCGAAACTGGATAAGTTATCGCTGTCGATACCGGCAGGTGATATCGAGGAGCACCTCCTCCAGAGTAAGGCGAATTCGGTTATGAAAGTACGCAAACGCCGCAAACTGATTCCTGACGAAGACGACAGTTAACAACAACGTTTATATTAACACCTTAACAAAATCAAAGTATTATGGCAAATGATTTGCGGAGTAAGCTGAAAGCAACTCCCATCAAAAAACTCAAGGCTCGCATCGACGAAGACAACTCGATGATGAACAACGGCAACGCCGAGTTCCTGTCGCTTGAGGACGGTAAACTGATGAAGATTCGTATCTTCCCGGCCCATCCTGACCACGACAATTTCTACGTACCCCGGAAATGCTACTGGCTGCCGTTTACTACGGACTCCGGCGACGAGCGCCGCGGTACGGTACTGGATTCGATTTTCCACGGCAAGACCGCTATGGACATCGTCCAGGAATATGTCGCCTATGTGAAGACCCACGGGTCGGAGAATGCCGTGGCCGCCGTTACGGCCCAGCGTGATGGCCTGCTGCCGTCGCTTTCGTGGCTGTGCTACGCCGCTGAGGTCAAGGAGGACGATATGGACCCCAAACTGTGGGAGTTCAAGAAGACCGTTCGCGACGCCATGAAC